ATTCGTGGAAATGGTTTAAATTTATTTTTAAACGCTTCAAACGATTTAACTTTGGAGGATTTATATACAGAGGACGAAAATTCTTTCTCTGTAAAAATGTATAGAAAAAATAAACTATTATTTGACGGCTATTTAAAGCCAGACGGAGTTTATCAATCATTTGTACAAGACCAATGGATTTTGAATTTATCATGCGTTGACGGATTAGGTTTATTAAAAGATTTGGCTTTTGTTCAAAGCAACGGATTGCATTGGATAGGAAAACAAAAAGCAATTAACGTTGTTTATAATTGTTTGAAAAGGACTGGACTTGAAATGAACATCAATACAAGCGTAAATATTTATTACGAAGGATTAACTCCAAGCGATACTTTAGATCCTTTAAACGAGGTTTATGTTAGTGTGGATAGGTTTGTAAAAGATGACAACGACACAATAATGGATTGCAACGAGGTTTTAACTTCGATTTTAAATTTATTCAATGCGGTTATTTGTCAAATGGATGGCGAATGGTTTATTTATAGACCAAGTGAGATATTTGAAAACAATATTGTAAAATTTAGACAATATAGTCAAACGGATAATTCTTACGTTAAATTAAACACTAAAAATTTAGCTTTTAACTTAGGTAGCCAAATAGATAATTATTATCCACATCATGCCGGAGGCAATCAACAAATAGAAATCAAAGGATCAGTTTCGGCAACTCGAATCAATTATAAATTTGGATTTTTGAAATCATTAAACTCAAATCCTAATTTAACTCACACCGGTTACACTTTCCCAGGTTGGACAGTTATAAACGAGCCTTATGTTATTTTAGACCCAACAGACAACGAGGGATTAATTTCGGCTCCAGTTATTTTAAGTGGTTTATCTACTCCGGTATTCCCAATTATGTATTCGGATGACGTTGATTTGAACGCTGGAAATACAATTAGTATTATTTTAAGAGGTAGATTAACAAATTCAAGCGTTGCAGCTCAGGCAAAATTTAGAGTAACATTAACAGAAGGTTCTGGAGCAATAAGTTATTTAAAATTTGACGGAACTTGGACGGCAACAGATACATCAATTATTTTAGGATTAAACCCAAACTTTGATGTAACAATTCAATCTTTGGCTTTACCAGCTGACGGAGCTGTAAGTATGACAATTTATCAAGCCTTACAAACATCCTCTGGATCAACTCTTTACGAGGTTACTTACGCAGATATTCAAAACAATGCAACAGTTTCAACAAGTGGATCAGTTGGGGAATTTCATTCAGCACAAAGACAAAACAGACCAAGTTCAATCTCACAAGAAACTAAAACTATTTTTAACGGAGATAGTCCTTCTTTAATTTACGAGGGTGCAATATGGAAAGCCGATACAGAAACTCCTACATCTTTATGGTTCCGAAAAGACAAAACAGAAAGTAAAGCAATTTTACAAATTGCCGTTGAGGATATATTAAGAGTTCATCAAAGACCTCAAAAAATATTTACTGGAGACATTTATGGATATTTGCCTTATTTGTCTATTATTTCAATAAATAATTTAGAAGGTAAATTTTTACCTTTGGAATGGAGTTTTGACGCTTCAAGAAATATAACAAGCGTAAAACTTTTACAATTATTTGGCGAGGAGCTTACCGATATAAACTATAATCTAACTTTGGATTATGGAAACACAACAAAGGTCACAATCACATCATAAAATTTATTAATTTTGTAGTATGGAATATTTTAAAGGAGAAGAGAGAATCTTATATATAAAACTTGAAGGAGTATATATCCCGATAGGTTGTTTGAGTGATAATTCATTTAGTGAAAGCTCAGAAACAATTGACACAACAACAAGAGACAATGCAGGCTGGTCCACAAGCCGACCAACTATGCAAAGTTATAGCATCGGTTTTAACGGCATACAAGTCAATTCTACAATAGCTGGAGGAGATTTTGAAGTTGCAAGTTATGACCGATTAAAAGAACTTAAAAGAGATCGTCAATTATTAGAATGGAAAATACAAGGGGAAAATTTCCCTATTGTTGATTATGGTAAAGCCTATATAACTGATATTTCGGAAGCGGCTACTGTAAATGAATTAATTACATTTAGCGGAACTTTAAACGGCTTCGGACAGCCTTTAATGGCATCATACGCTTTGGTATTATTGAACAATGGCAATCCAAGCGTAATAGTACAAGACGGAAATTCAAACTTAATACAAGTATAAAAAAATGGCAATAGATCCAACAACTACAACGACCGTAAAGGTTAGCGAACTCGCAAGTGCGGGGTACAATACAACGGACTTAATACCTCACGAGGTAGCGGGTATTTTAAAGAAAGGGAATTTACAAGACTTAGCGACTTTTATAGGTTCTATTATTGACGTTGAGGGAAGCGTAGGTTTTAGAGCCGTTAATGTTACAGACGGACAAACTTTACCGGCTACAACAGAAGAGGAATTTATTTTAGTAGGTCCTGGAACATTTCCAAACGTTGGAGGAGGCTCAGCAATAACAACAACAGAACCTTTAAACGCTTTGGTTTCAAATGGTACTTATTGGTTTATCGGAGTAGAAATTCCAATTGCAGCAAGTGGAGCATGGGGGTCAATTGAGGGGAACATTGAAACTCAAACAGACTTACAAGACGCTTTGGATTTAAAAGCTGACTTAGTTGACGGAAAGGTTCCAGCTTCTCAATTGCCAAGTTATGTTGATGACGTTGTTGAGGTTGCTAATTACGCCGCTTTACCTTCAACTGGAGAGACTGGAAAAATTTACATAACAATAGACACGAATAAAGTATATCGTTGGTCCGGTTCAGCTTACATTGAGATTGCTGAAAATAATGCTGTTTGGGGATTAATTGAAGGTACTTTGTCAAGTCAAACAGACTTGAATACAGCTTTAGGGTTAAAAGTTCCTTACACTGGTGCAACTGGAAACGTTGATTTAGGAAGTCATAAATTAACTGCATCGGACTTAGTTGTAAACCACGCAAGTGGATCAGGTGCGGCAGCAACAATAAGCAAGGGAGGTAACGGAGAGGCTTTAACAGTTACAAAAAGCTCAGGAAGTGGAAACGCTGCGAGTATTTTAGGTGGAGTTACTTTATTAGACGAATTGCATTTAAATACTGATTTAGCGGATGCTTATATTGCAAGTGCGGCAACTTGGAACGCAAAACAAGCTGCATTAAATGGAACTGGTTTTGTTAAAATTTCAGGAACAACAATTAGTTATGATAATACTACTTATTTATCAGGAACGGTTGCAATTGCAAATGGTGGAACTGGAGCAACAACTGCTGGAGCTGCAAGAATTAATTTAGGAGCTACAACGGTAGGAGCAAATATTTTTACAATACCAAATCCTAATCCAGTAACAAAAGCATATATTAGAGCAAATGCTGACAATACAGTAGAATGGCTTGACGGAAATGCTTTTAGAGAATCAATTGGAGCAGGAACTGGAAACGGAAGTGTAACTTCTGTAAATGGTACGGGAAGCTATGGTGGTTTAACTTTAACAGGAACAGTAACTGGTTCTGGCGATTTAACATTAGGTGGAACTCCAACTGGAACTTGGCCGATTAGTGTAAGTGGAAACGCTGCTTCTGTTAATACAGTTTTTAATACAACAAACGCAGACCATTATATAACTTTTGCCGATGCAAATAACGGTTCACCAACTGCTGAATTTTTATATACAGTAGGAACATTAAAATACAATCCAAACACGGGAGCATTAACTGCTGGTTCATTTGTAAAATCAGGCGGTACAAGTTCACAATTTTTAATGGCGGATGGTTCTGTTTCAACTGGTTCAGGTGGAACGGTTACAAGTGTTGCTGCTATAACATTAGGCACAACAGGAACTGATTTATCTTCAACGGTTGCAAATGGTACTACAACTCCAGTTATTACTTTAAACGTTCCAACTGCAAGTGCAACAAATAGAGGTGCTTTAAGTTCTGCTGATTGGACAACTTTCAATAGCAAACAAAATGCTTTAACTAATCCAGTTACAGGGACAGGAACAACAAATTACATTCCTAAATTTACTGGTTCAAGTGCTATTGGTAATAGTTCTATTTTTGACAATGGAACAAATGTAGGTATAGGAACAGCAAGTCCTGCATATAAATTACAAGTTAACAAATCAGAATCAGGTTCAAATCCTTCTGCAGTTTTAAGACTTGAAAATACTGGTGCATATTATACGTCAAAATTAACACTTACAGACGGAACTACAAATGATGCAAATATTAGTTATTTAGGTGCTAATCAATCTTTAGGTTTTGGAATTGGAAGTTCTTTAAATCAAATGGTTTTGCTATCTACAGGCAACGTAGGAATAGGAACAACAAGTCCAACAAAAAAGCTACACATAAAAGGTGGAAACGATAGCGTTTTATTTTTAGATAATGGTGGAGAAAGATATACTACACAATATTTCGCTAATAATGGAACTACGAAATCATTTTTAGTGTGGGATAATACAAACTCTTTATTTGAAATAGGAACTGCTGTTTCATCTGATTTACGTTTACTTACAAATAATGCAGAACGTATTCGTATTTTCTCAAACGGAAATACTTTTATCGGATCAACTCCAACAGACGCTGGTTACAAACTTGACGTTAATGGAACTGCAAGAGCAAGTGTTTTTAGTGTAAATGCAAACGGTACTATTCAAAGTAGCGGATTTTGGGGAACTTTAACAACGGCTGGCGCTGGTT